TTTCAACAGGATTTTGTTGTAGTTCAGTCATAGATTTACTCGCAAGGATTAACAATTACTAATTATTATAAATTAATTTATTTTTTAATCAATTATTATTTGGAGGAATATAAGAGGCTAAAAATTCCCTGATTTTAGCTATATCATCCTCAAGCTCTGATAATGATATTTCTGCTGCATTTTTTAGTTCCATAAGTTTTGGACTGTTTAAATCTACATCACTACCAAATATTTGACCTGCCCAGTTTCGTAGAGTATTAGCATCTGACATAAACCAGTTAAGATAATTCACCGCTTCTGGATTCATCGGTTTTATTACTGGTTCTGGGGTTGGGTCTACGTTGTAAGTATTTTTGCTCATTTAATTTGCTCCTTTTTCTAATGATTCTACTTTTTTTGAAAGTTCTTGAATTGCTAAAATAGTATAACACAATAAACTATCGTATTTAATACCTATTATATCCCCTTTTTTCTGGTTCTTTACTTTTATATATTCCTGTTCATCTACTTTGGGGATGTAATCTTTTATAGATTCTTTTATTTCTTTTTTATTACTTTTATCAAATTCTATTGTCTTAAAATTATCTGTACAATTATTAAATAATTCTTCTACTTCTTCTGAGAGTAAGCCTAAGTGAAGTTGTTTGTTTTTAAAATATTTTCTAGTTTTAGTTTTTTCGTTATCATTATCTAAGATAGGAGTTTTTAACGCATAGCTATAAATATTAAGTTTATTTAAACGTTCTAGATAGTTCTTATGCTCTTTTTTTCTAATGCTATGTTTTTTCTTCTTAGAACTAGAAGTAACCAAACTACCACTAGATGATATATAAGATTGCCAACTTGATTGTGGGTCGTTGTCCTCATCAGTAAAAATAAAACCTAAATCATCAAAAGTCTGGATAGTTTGAATGTAATCTCCATTCATAGCAATAGAAGCTGTCTCATTATTTGAATTTGTTTCTATTATAGCAGATGTCTTAGAGTTTCTAACATAAGCTCCTCTTAAATCTAAATAAGCACTACTAGCCCGCATGTATATTTGATAACCAGATTCAGAACTTGTAATTTTATAGTTTGCATTTAAAGAATACGCATTATTTATACTGTTATTACTCATGCTGAAAGGACTACTAACAACTATAGCACCAGCATTATAAGTAGAGAGATTATTAGCTTTTAATGTTCCAGTAGTAGCATTAATAGTACCAGTTGTTAAAATATCATTAGATTGACAATCAATAGAACCATTACTATTAATCTTCATTCTCATTATACCATTTGTTCCAAACTTTAAACTTAAAGTCGTACTAGCAAAAACATAAGCTTCTGAAGTGGAGTTATTTAAACCAAATTCTACACCATAACCAGTATTTTGATTATAAGCTCTAAAACCACTAGCGTAAGAAGAATTATTAGAATTGTATATTGTGATACTATCCGTTAAATTAGATGTGTAAAGATTTAAAGGTAATGATATAGTAGGAGAAACAGAAGACCATACACCATCACCTCTTAAATATAAGGAACTATTTGTTGGATAACCTGATAATGAGCTAATTGGTACAGTTCCAAGACTAATAGTAGGATCTCCGCTTACTCCATTGCTATTAGTAATATTTAATCCTATACCAACGCTTATAGAACGAGTAGCAAAAGTATTAGTACCAGTTCTTGCCATTATCCCAGTCGTAGATAAATTTGATAAAGCAGATAATTGAGCGGTAATCAAGCTATCGGCATATCCTTTTGTTGCGACACTAGAATTAGTCGTTGGAGATAAGGCATTAATTATCTCATTATTTTGCATATCAATAGTAGTACCAAAATAAGTACGAAGTAGTGAACCATAAGTTTGTATTTTAAAAGGATACTGAAAACCATTGATTGCATGATAAAAATTTATTTCATATATTCCACTAGGAGAAGAACCAGAACCTGGTTTATAAACAGTTAACCATCTTCTATAGGTGCTACCGCTTCCAGACTGAACTAAATGTACAAAATGAGGTGGAGGGTTTGAATCTTCTAAAGTGTGATAATTACTATATTCAGCAAACGAACCATTATTAGACCAATCAAAACTAAGAGTAGAACCTACCATCGTTTGATAATTATTTAAAGTGGTAGCAATTGAACTACTACCATTTCCAGTAACCGCACCAGTCAAAGCTATATTGGTTTGACCACCTAATTGAATCCAATTAGTACCATCAAAAATCTCTAGTTTAGCCATTTACAAGCTAGTATTTAACCTCATATCACCAGCAACAGGAGAAGCTGGACGCTGAGCAGTAGTACCTACTGCAATTTTAAATTTACCAGTAGAATTAACTGTTAAATCTCCTGTTGTTGTTAATGTTCCTGGAGTGATAATATTATTTGGTAAAGATATAGTAGCTACCCCATTAACAACAGTAACAGTAATTTGATTAGTAGTACCGAGTATTGAAGTAAAAGAATTACGATCTGTTGATGCAAAAGTAAAGCTATCAGTTCCAATTGTAGTTATACTAGAAGTAAACATCCATAAACTAGAACTATTAACAGTCCCGCTAATAACATTTATAATATCACCTCTAACAGTTTGAGCTATAACATCATAATCAGTAGCTCTTGTTAATATCCAGTTAGTACTTGCAGAACCTATATTTGTTACTGTATATATACCATTTTGTAATGCAGTTGTTTGATCTTTAACTAGAACTCTATTACCAACAGCTAAAGCTACACCATCAATAGTTAAAGCTGCTTGTGTTCCAGCGTTAGTAAGAGTTGCACCAACCCCGCTAGTACCATTGCTATAAGTAACAGTTAAGTTGCTAGTTGTTGCTACTAAACATGGGGATACAAGCCTAATAGTATTTAAAACCCAGTTTTCACTTGCTAAAGAAAACCAACTATTTCCGTCATGAAATTCCTGTTTGCCAACAGGTAAGGTTAATTGTGCCATAAAATTACTCGCAAAGTTGTTAAATTTCTATGTTATATCTTAACATTCCTACTTCTGAATTGCTAGGTCTTTCTGTTATGTTTCCCACTGGAATTTTTACTGCTCCAGTTCCTAAAAACTTAACATTTTTTTGAAAGTCAGCCTCTTTTTCAAAATTAGTATATTCTTTTAGTACTACCTTTTTATAAAAATTAAAATTGTTATAATCATATTCAAATATGGTTTCTTTACTATCCCATCCGTATTTGTTTGATGTCCATGTTCCAATTGTTCTTGTTACATCGTATAAGCCAAATCTTTTAGGGAATCTGTAATAATCATCGCTACTAGATTCATTGTGAAAATCAGGTATACTAAAAATAAAACCTTTATATTTAGCTGTTGGATTAGGAAAAGGCCATATATGATATTTATTTTGGTATCCAAAAAGTCCTATGTGAAGCGGTGCAATAGGAGAATCAGAGCCTATATGATCGCCTCCGCTATCCCAAGAAAATAAACGCAGGCCTCCTTCTGATTTATGACCATCACTCCTACCGTGTGAATCAAACCATAATGTACTAAATCCCCTATCATCTGAACTATAACCAGATGGAAACCTAAACTCATAATCACCAACGGCATTATGTCCCTCATCGTTTAAATCTGCGCTAGTCCACTTATTTTTTACATTTAATAGTTGCCCACGAATATAATCTCCATAAGCTTTACCTCCTACAGCTACACCTATAAAGCCTAAAATAGTCCCAAGAATACTTATAGCCTGTACTCCTGCTAAAGCTGCAATTTCTGCTTCTACTTCTGCTTCTAAAGCAGCTATTGCTCCCTCTATCGCAGTATCAGAAGCTATTCTTTCTCCTGTTTCTTCTTCTAAATCAATTGGTCTTACATAATCATTAACAACAGGCACTTTACCACCAGAAGCTATACTTATTATGCCGTTTGCGAATGTTGCTATTTTAAGAATACCTGATCCAATAGTATTTAAAGCTTGGCTATTTGGTAAATTATTGTTTGGTGTGTTAAGAACATAGGTTGCATCAGTTGGAGCATAAGTTGGAATATCAACCTCAATAGGAATATTATTTGCTCCACCTTTCCAATATTTGCCTGTAGTTAAATTCGGCATGTTATCAGCTGGTAATCTTGCTACTCTTGAAAGTAGTTTTGCAACATCTTGTCCCTCTTGTATCAATTCTGGCCTAATAAGTGTAAGTTGCATGTTTGCTATGGGAGCAGCTACCTCTACATAATCTTTTCCAGCTATGGCAGTTGATAAAGTACCAGTAGCATTATTAACTGTATTTTTTAAAAGGCCTGTCTGTAAATTTCCAAGAGACTGCGCCTTAGTAAAAGTATATGTTGTTCCAAGACCATATAATTGCTTTAATGCTTCTGGAATAAGATACATTTTGGGGTTTTCCCAAGCAAATGTTACAGTAGAACTGCCAACAATAAAATTAGCATTGTCAAACCGCTTCATTATTTGCGCTGCTCTAACTTGCGTCATCGCTAAGGATGAAGAGATGTCAGTTCCTATTGGATTGCCAAATGTATCATATTTAGTTGCGTAAATCTGAGGTAAGAACGGCCCAGACATTACCCAGTCAAAAGGGGATAAATAGTCAAAAGTAGGGTTTGGAATCCTAAAATCACCTATAATTGGACTTATAGGATTAGGGAATACTGCCTCTGCTAAAGGTGGTAAATTTATAATACCTATATGCAATTGTTCTACAGGTTCATTATAATAATCACCTATCCATATTCGGTTATGGTCCAGTTTTTTTAATTCTTCAAAATTTCCTATTTTTCTTTTTAAATCTATTATATCTTGGCGTACGTCAATTAGAACTGGTGATGCAAAAGACCTCCCCTCTTTATCTCCAAGCAATATATATCCTCTATCTATAGGCAATTTACCTGTAACAGGCGATATAAAATTGTATAAACGATCATACTTCATGCTGTTAAATGTGTTAATATACTTGAGATTTTATCGCTCTCATTTGAATAATGAGTATCAATTAAATTAGCGAGTGTACTAAACCAAGCAGGCGTACTGTTATCAAGTTCATTAGGAAAATCTTGAGGAAATTTGGGTTGAAACTTATAAAAATACACATCACGAGCAAGCCTGTTACTTAAATAATCTAAATAATATCTGCTCCACTCTTCCGCTCCTGTCATTGCAACATTCATTATTTTCCCCGCTCTAACAAGGGAATGTTCTAAATCTGTTGATGCCCCACCGCTGCCGTCAAAACTCATATTTCCTATTCCAGTGCCAACGTCAACTATGACAATTCTAATAGCGTTAGGTTTAACTGTTAAACCAACATTGATCGCTGCTAATATCGCATCATTAGCATAAACTCCACCATCACTATAATAATGCCCATTAAAATTATGAGCTGGTAAATAAATAGGAGCAGCACTTGAAGCTCTACAAACATTTACTATGGTTTCAGTATTACCTATAAAATATGCTGGGTCATTAAAGTTAGAAAATACAACATATCTGCTCATGTCTTCCTCATAAGCAGGTATTACAATAGGGGTTTTGAGATTAGCTAAAGTATTCGCGCCGAAATTATCTACAAGAACCTGCTGGAGTATATTACTTCCATAGTTTGAATCTTCATAAGCAGATTTATAGAAAGCGTCATCAGTGGCAAACATAAAAGCTTTTTGAGCAAGGTTTGGTCTGTTTGAATCTTCGCTTGCGTTATGGCTACCAGAAGCTACGTCTGCCGCTGTCCTAATAGTAAATATACGTTTTGCTTGGTTTAAGAAAAAACCCTCCATGTAATCTTGAGTTTTGCCAAAAGAATAACCAGAAGCAAGTATAGCTCCAATAGATGTACCGCACATAACATCTGCGTATTTCCAGAAATCAGCTTGCGGTATCCCCCATTGCCCAATAAACTTTTGCATAAAACGATTAGAACCATAGCCCTTAGTCCCACCACCGCAAAAACTGAATATTCTGATTGTATTTCTGTCCATGATTAAAAATACCTCGGCCTATCATTATAACTATAGCGCATTTCTACTTGTCTTTTTGTCCGTGCTATTGGTAGGCCATCAAGCATAGCAAATTCAAGAGCATTCATTAAATGGTCTCGCCCTTTCATAATTTTACCTTTATCGTCTCTTGAATATCCCCGCCATTCTTCCATAAATTTGCGGCAAGTATTAAATACTTTAAAACGCCCTGTTCTTATTCGCTCTAGCACATTATCTACAGCAAGCTCTTTGGCATATCTTCCTTTACGGAGAGCCAAACCCGCACGAGCATAATCATCAATCAGTTTTTCGCCGTCTCTTTGAGAACCTTGATTAACAGCAGGATCACAAACTCCAGGAATCCAATCACATCCCATTAACATAAGAGAAGCTGCATGCTGGGCAGCGGTTTTCTCGCTAACTGAATATTCTTTATAAACGTAAAGTGTATCGTTATCTTTATCGTGGGCCAGAAATACGACTGCGGTAGGAGCAAAAAAGCCAACGTCCATCCCAAACACACAGGCAAACTGTTTTGGTATCTCAAAAGGTTCAATCAAGAACTCAGACTCTTGTACTTGATAGACCAGACCAGAACCAACACTTGGTATTCCTTTTTCCCTAGCCTCCAGTTCATAAGGCTTTAACGTAGCTCTTAGCTGCTGCTTTGTTTCATCTGATAAATGCAGGTTATCATCCCAAGTAGCTTGGATATAATATTTGCCATTAATAGTTATTTCTGGATCACTGCGGACTATCTCAAAATCCTCGTCCTGTAAATCTTCTATAGACGTTATTTCTTCCTTTTTTACTTTAGATACTCTTTGTTCTAAAAAGTAAGACATCATCTCAGTATAGCCTTTTAAAGGCGTCATCGTAAGAATTAACCGCCCTTGTCCTACTCCGTCAACATCTGCAAGACGCATAGCGCATTCGGTATACACATCCTTAGGTGGTTCTTCGTCTAGGTGAATAAGGTTACATCTTGCTCCTTGAAACTTCTCTCTTCCCTGCTTGTAAGATTTAAAGTAAAGACTGGAGAACCCACCGCTAGAGTGTTTTATATGCACATAGTCAACAGCTCCATTAACTCCAGAAAGCATTGCTTTTTTTAAAATAAGGTTAGGATGAATAAGGCCATTGGTAAAACCTCCATCGGAAGAATAACCGCCAATCAATTTAAGCTGCAAAACGTTTCGGGTTATCTCATAGTTTTCAGATGCTACCCATGCAACGATAGGATGCTCAAATCTATGCCCCTCCCACCAATCAGGATAAATGCCCGTTAAATGTATTGCATCCTCAATACAACCGCAATAGGTTTTTCCTGTTCTGTTACCTGCTAGGAATAGACGCTCTATAGCTTCGCCTCCCGCTTTATGAAAGCTTGCTTGTTTAGGGTTAGGAGTATAAAAGCGGAACTCTTTTTGACGTTTAACTTCTACGTCTTTATCAGTGAATAGCGATAACATGTATAAAAATTGCAAGGTTCTTTAAGTATTATTATATAGATATCGCTTGACTTAGGCAATTATATTTAGTATCTGTTATTTAGCAATTGTTAGTAAGTTCTAGGTCTTGATGCACTTTTCCTAGAACTTATCTTTATGTTTATCCCCTCCCAAAAAATTAAAATCCTAAAAAACAGATTAAAAAAATATCGTATAAATTTGAATACATAATATTCGTTATGACAAATGTTGCTAATTTACAACGCTAAAAGATTAAGAAATTAAATTAATTTTAACTAAAATTACTATTAATAATTTTTATTTAACCTCATTTTTATTATTAAATTCTATTCTAATGATTTTAGGTTCAATTAAATTGTGCTTTTTTATATACCTATTTATAGCTGTATGAGTACACCCATATTTCCTAGCAATTGCGTATCTATGAACACCGCTACTTAATAAATGCTGTATTTCCTCTGAGTCAACTTGATCTAATCCAGTATAAGTAAAATATTTATTACAATTCCTGCATTTATACTGTTGTTCAAAAGTAACATACCCATTTTTTACTACGTTAGTATGCAAGCAATATTTACATTTCATTTTTGATTTCCAACATTTTTTTCCTCCTGTTTTTAATAATAACTATCTTTTAATTCCTGCAACGCTCTTTTTTACTTTCTTTCAGCAAACTGTTTTCTAAAACGTTCTAATGCTTCTTCATCTGCCTTTGGATCAGGAGGAGGAGCTACTAGTTCCATTCGCTTTTTTTTAGATTTATATTGCTTACCATATTTAATTAAAGGTGGTTGCTTGTAAGTCAAATTATGCTTTTTTATATAAGCATTAAAAGCCCTTGGATATAGACCAAGCTTTTTAGCTATATTATATTTAAATTCACCGCTATTTAGTAGTTCTTGTATTTGTTCTGGGGTATATTGAGATAAAATAGATGATGTCTTTGCATTAAGATATTTTGTTCCTTTTGTATTAGACATAGCAAGTACAAAGTATAAACAACTCGGTGAGCAGGTAATTGATAAAACTGCTCACCTTAACCGTAAACAACAAGTAGGAAAAACTTATTGTACTATAAATAATTATATCATTTTATTTCTTTGTAAAGAAAAAGAGCAAATAAATTGCTCTTTTCTCTTACTGTGTGTATTTTACTTGGTTTCGGATTGTAATAATCTAATAGCAAACCGAATCTATAATTTACAATTGATTTACAAGTGCTGCAATCAATCCTTAAAGTGTTCCCTTAAAATATAAAGCACTTGTGCTTTTCTTGTCCGCAAATCTTTAGCCGCTTCTTGATCTATTTTCTCAAGTAGCTCTGGGTCTAATTCAACGTGGACAATAATTTTTTGTTCTTTGGTCATCTAATCCTCATCATAAATAAGTCTATAGGTTCTGCTGTAACTAATGGAGGTTTACATTCATATTTTAAAAAATATATAGTAGTAATTTTCAAATCTTCTAAGTCATCCTCATTTTTATTTTCAATTATAATCTCGCATAAATAAGGGAAAAGTTTAGGAGCTGCTTTTTTACATAAATCTTTTACAAATGTTTTATTCTCTATTATCATTTGTTTAATGGTATCACCTAGAGGTATATAACTTATCCTAAAACCATTCTTATATTCTTCCTTATAGCGAAGTTCTTCTATTCCCCTTTTTATTACGTGTACATACAATCTTGTAAAATGATCCGCAAAATCAGATTCCTCTATTTTCATTCCATCACCTCCCAATCATCTGCTAAGATATCATTTAAACAAAAAATATTTTCTTCTAAATCAATTCTAGAATATTCTTCATCAAATAAACCATCACCTCTTTCATAATATTCAAGTTGATAAAAAGCTTTCTTATCAGGTTCATATATTATTGTAAAATATTTTGATTTCATTACTAAATCCAAATTAGGATTTTCTTTTAACCTATTAAATGCTTCAATAATGTTCATTTTGTTTATCCTCTATCGTCATATTTAAATATTGTCTTAGTTCCTGCTTTTATTTCTATGAAATCTATATCCTCACTATCAAATAAATACTCAAAACTATCACTTAGCAGAAATGTAAAACAATCAAAAAGTGTTAAGAAATTTAATGTTTCACTAAACCAACATTTATAAATAATATTTTTATTACTTTCATGAAACTCTATTTGATAGTAATCTATTTTAATTCTATCACCCTCTAATACTATTCCATAATCAGCAACAAGCTTATTTATAGCATCGTTATACTTTTCAATATTGATTAAATCCTTAGAGAATTCATTAATCTTAATTGCCTTATTTTCCGTGTCCCATATATCTATAAACATTTTGTTTTCTCCTTTGTTTCTTTATTTTCTATAGATATGACGTATAGTTCACCATAGATTTTACCAAAATCAACTTGTGATAAGTTTTTTAACCTATCATTTTCCCATTTATTAAACCTACGGGCTTCTGCTCTTGAAAATTCGATCTCTACTTCTTCAATAATGTTCATATTTTGCTCGCTCCTGATAATATTTTTTTACTAATAATCTGAGATAATTGATTTTTACTTCTGTGTCGTTACTTTCCCAATTGTCCAGCAAATAATCTAATACTTTGTTCTCGGCTTCTTTTACTTTTGTGTTACTCATTTTATTCACTCCTATTTAAGTCTTTTGTATAATTTTCTTTCTTTTGTTTCTTGATGCCATCTAAAATAAATAGCGTCGCTTTCAATTTCATAAATTGGGGCACGGCAATATTCATTGTAACGT